CCCCACACACCTTTTAAACTCCAATAGCTACAAGGCTTTCCGATGTAGGCGCTTTTTGAACATTTTGCCTACACTGCCTACACTTTAATCTTTTACTTTAGCATATCCACGCTTGATAGTTTTGCCAATTCTCAAAGATTTCCTTGATTCCCAGCCCTCTTTATTTTGCATGATCTTCTTTACCTTGTTTTTATCTTTTGGATTCGGTGAATTGTCCAAATACACCTCTGTAAAGAATAAATTAACCGCTACCTTGTCCCGTTCTACTAATTCCCCATACTTATCTGTATCTAGTGGGATTTCTACACCATTTGCGCCCATATGATAACCATGATTTAGTATGTCGTGGATATAATAGCGCCTTGTCTTGTCGGTTGTTGGGTATTGGTACATCTCTTTTGGGTAAGGGGTGTCTAAATATCGCTCCAGGTCTTCAGCTAACTCATCTACGAACTTGTAACGGCTTCTAACTTCATTTACTAGCTTTTCCTGCTCATCTGTCAGAGTCAGCGCTTTGTTGGCTCTCCAAGCTGCAACCATAGCACCCAAAAAGTGTCTACGGTCTTTTTCTATCCACTTCCTATCCTTATAATCGGTATCCTTATGGACTTCAGCAACCAGGAAGCGCCTTTCGCCTGTAAGGTCGTTTAAGTAATCATGGTCATTAGTCGCCCTCACAATGATAAAACTCTTAGGAAGACGCCTATCACTGGAAGCATAGGGCGGTCTAAATTCCAACTTGGTTTCTGTTATGAATTTCTTTAATTCTGAAAAGCTGGCTTTTTTACTGGCCACCATCTCATCATCAAATACACACCAATTTCTTACCATCCTAGCCTTGTCGTCTTTATCTGTGAAAGTTTCAACAGTAGTAAAATACTTATGAGTGAAAAGCCCCTCGAAAAACTGAGTTTTCCCAACTCCCTGGCGTCCAGTCAAGTCTAAAACAAAGTCAAACTTAATGGAGGGGTTGAATACCTTAGCAACTGCCCCACGAAAAAACAAGTCTAGGATAATACGATTATAATCATTATCTTCGATATTTAGATAGTATCGTAAAATTTCAAAAGGATCACGCTGATTTACTAACCCTTTATACTCGTTTTCACACGCTTCTAGATAGTCTTTTAACGGGTTGTAGCTATGCTCTCCAGCCACTACTTCCAGAATATCCGCTATATCAGGCTTTTTATAGTCTATCTTGTACTTGGTAGCAATATAAGCCCTAATTTCTCTGATAATCAGGTCATCGATTGCACCACTCAAGGTTCTACCATTTAGCTTTATAGGTCTAGTCACGTCAATTTCATAAGTAAAGGTATTATACTGTATAGCACCTTTCAGCTTACTATCTCCGCTCAAAATCTTCTTGAGATTGTCTAGACTCACTGCGAAGCCATCCCCTCGTGGTTTTTTGGCCAAGTCTAAACTATTGTGCCCCTCATTAGTCTCCCTTGCTTCGGTCAAATTCATCATTTCAGAGGAAACTCTTTGATGATCATCTTCAATGATTTTATTTACAATTTCATCACTATTCAAAAGCTACCCCCTTATAAAATTGTGTTGCTACTTCTAGGAAATAGCTTGCTAGTTCTTTTCTTTTAACGATTGCAGAAAATAAATCTACTAACTGGCTAAAACTGTAGCCAGTTACAAATAGAGAGCGGACAAAAAGAGAGGTCTCATACCTGGTATATATCCCGTTACAAATCAAATCGAAAATCCAGCCTTTAAGCTCCATACCAAGCCCCTGCCGTTGCTCTGTTAATTTGTTTACTTCTAATTTTTTTAGAATTGCCAATAATTCTGGACTGGCCAATGCAATATCCAAGCCCCTGGCTAATCCCCAGCCCTCTGTATCGCCTCTTTCATCTTTGACAGTACAATACAAGCCCTTATAATTAAAGCTCGTCAGAGCCTCTCCTATAGGCTCAAAATAGATAAACTTATAATATCCGTCGTTTTTCCAAACTTGAGTCGGATTATTTTTTAGGAAGTTAAACAAAGGCAATTTTTCAGATGATAAAGTTAGTTCTATTAATCTCATCTCTTCCTCCTAATCAACTGTTAGAAAGTTGTATATGTCACTTTTGCGATAATAAATTTTCTTACTGTTCTCAAAAGGTGACTGATACGGTTTTAAACCGTGCTTTTCCCAGTTGTTTAACGTAGTTCCACTGATCCCTAGCTTGTCTAGTAAATCAGGTCTAGAAATTAAATCCCAGCCGTCGTTGTGCTGCTTCTCAAGCTCAAGTCTTTTCTCTAAGTGATCTCCCACTTTCTCCAGGAGCTCAAGCTCTGCCTCTCTTGATAATAACTGCATTTTACGCCTCTTTCTAATTGTGTTTCTCGCCTGCAAGCTGAATATAACGCCCGTAGCAAGGGTTTAAATCTTTGCTTGGTGTTTCTACCGTCTGCTCTAAAAAATCGCGTTTATGGCTCTCTATTCGCTTCAAACAAAGGAATAATAAGCCGATAACTAAAAGTAGAATGATTGCCTGTGTATTGCTAATATCTAGTTCATTCATGCCACTACCTCCAATCTACTACCTTCAATCTACGCTCTACCCCTTGCGCTGGTAAACCGTTGACTGCTCTAGAGATGATGTTATTAACGGCAAGAGTACCCAGGCCATCACAAGCCTCTTCATAGGTATCTGCAAACCTTTTAAAAGTATTCTTATAACTGGCCATAACGTTAAATAAAATCATGGTCGCTACACGTTCCCCGTAAAGTTGAGAAAGCTGAGCCTTGGCTCTTTCTTCGCTCTCGTTTCGTTTTTGCATTCTTTCCCACTGTTCAGGGGTATAGTCTGACTTCTTAACAGTAAAAATACTGCTTTCTGATATAATTGTACTCATGTCTTTACCTCGATCATGTTTTAATTTTTATTGTTTAGAGTTGCAGCTTATAAAGCACTCTTACTATACAGACTTTTTCATGCTCAGACTCGCCAAAATGAAAGCATGAATAAGAACCAGTTTAAAGAGTTAGTGCTCTCTCGTTTGGACACAAATCACTATTTTGTGATATAATTAAATAAATACTTAACTAAATCCCATACTTGCTATTTGTGGTTTTAGTTGTTTGTGTGAAAAGCCTTGTGAGTTTGCCGACTGCTAAGGCTTTTTTTGTTGCTTAGATTTCTTTTAGTGAAAGGTAGCAAGAAATCTTATAAATCTTCTACTAGCCAGTTCATGACCGCTTCATAGATTCGCTTGGGAGCTTTGTAGTTCCCGCTCTCAACTTTGCTTAATGTTGTTCTAGCAATTCCAAGCGCTAAAGCTGTCTGACTTTTGGTTAAATCCCGCTTCCCTCTTTTTGCTCGTACTTTTTCAGCTATTTCTACACTGATTAGCATAGGTTACCTCCTTAATTTTATTCACTATCAATTTGATAGTAACTTTAGTTTATACTATCCCTTTGACAATGTCAAGCGTTTTTATTGTCAAATTGATAATTTTTTTGCTTATTGCTATCGTTTTGTGTTATAATCGTTTTTGAAAGGTAGTTAATTATGGATAATAGATTGAAACAACTTCGGAAACAGAAAGGAATATCTCTAAAAAAATTAAGTCAAAAACTTAATGAGCTATACGGGATAACAATAAGTGACAGCCAACTTTCTTATTATGAAAATGGGAAACGATCTCCTAGAGATATAAGCGTTTGGAATTATATTGCAACTTTTTTTGGCGTCCCTGTAGGTTATCTTTTAGGATATCAAAATGACGTCGAGCTAATTATGAAAGGAACAGAGGATGATCTGAAGATACTAGACTCTAGAAGTTCACCTTATATACAAAAAAAACTTAATTTCTTAAAAGATATTGAAGAAGTAAAAAGAATAAAGACTGATACCTTGATAGCTCTTGAATTTGTAGAAAATATTTATAACCGATTATCACAATATGGAAGAGTCAAGCCTGGATCATATGCCTCTGAGATGGAACATATCTCAAATGCTTTACTTGATTTTCTAAATGAAATCGAACGTATTGAAAACTCTTTAACAAAATAACCCCATAAAACGCTCTCTAAGCGATTTTATAGCTCAGCTATACAAATTATCATCACACCTAAAACAAACGAAAATAGGGCTATTCTCGTAGCTCTCAGCGCCATATAAAAACAATATTCATAAATACTTAACTAAATCCCATACTTGCTTACTGATGTTAGAAAGGTATGACTATGAATATTACAGAATACAAAAAGAAAAACGGTGCAACAGTGTACCGTGCAAGTGTTTATTTAGGCGTTGATAAGCTTACAGGGAAAAAGGCTAGGACAACCGTTACAGCCAACACTAAAAAGGGCGTTAAAATCAAAGCTAGGGAGGCTGTCAATGCTTTTGCAGCTAATGGATATAGCGTAAAGGAAAAACCAACCATTACAACCTATAGGGAGCTAGTCGCTTTATGGTGGGAGAGTTACAAGAATACAATCAAGCCAAACTCCCAGCAATCCATGGAGGGGATCGTAAGGCTTCATATTTTGCCTGTATTCGGCGATTACAAGCTAGAAAAGCTCACTACTCCTATTATTCAGCAACAAGTCAACAAGTGGGCTGACAAGGCCAATAAGGGCGAAAAAGGGGCATATGCAAACTATAGCTTTCTAAACAATATAAATCGCCGTATTCTCCAGTATGGAGTTACAATGCAAGCGATCCAACACAACCCTGCTAGGGATGTCATTATCCCACGTAAACAACAAAATAAAGAGCATAAGGTCAAATTTTTCAGCAACCAGGAACTAAAACAGTTTTTAGACTACCTGGAAGATTTGGATCAGTCTAGTTATGAAAATTTCTTTGACTACG